CCGGCCCGAGCTGGGTTGTGCCTGCTCGGCGATAATGATCGAGTCTGTGAGTTTAAACTCGCTCGGGTTGGTCGTGTTATAGATCGCCATTTTCTAACCTCAAATTTCGACGGTATTGCTAACCGTGTTGGTGTTCGTGAACGTCGCCGGGCTGTGCTCCATTCTTACGACGTTCGGGACCGACGCCGAGAAAGAATAAAGCAATCTGAAATAACCGTCACGCGCGCCGCCGGCGTCCTGTGTGTTCTTATCCACGATAAGCGCCCGAACCTTCACGTCGTACAGCGTGGAAAGAATCAGAACAAGGCCGACCGAGCCCGGCGATTCGTTGCCATAGCTCGAAGGTTGACCGCCCTCGAAGAGTGTGTCGAGCGCGAGTTCGAGCGGTTCGCGCGTCGTCTTCGACTTCGTCCAAAGTTCGATCGTGCCGACCATCTCGCGCCGAGAAGTTTCGTAAAGCGTTTCGATCTTGCCACTGCCGAGAATGGTCTCTCGGATCTCGGTCTTTCGACGCTTCGCAACCGTTCCGGCCGACGCTGAGACCGAGATCGCCGGAAGTTCGAAAAGCTCGACCTCGGGAAACCCTCGATATACCTTCACGCCCGAAAGCGCGGCGACGGCCTCGATCGAAGTCGCGATCTCGTGAACAAGTGCATCTCTCGGCGTTGCTACTGTCACCAGTCCCCCAATGCTTTTTCGACCTGCTTCTTCGCTATCTCGGCGAGTTTCGGCAAGCTGTCTCGAACCATATAGTGTGGCCTCGTGCCTTCTGCCTCGATCTTCCGAACGATAGCTTTAGCGATTCCGAATAGGTGCGGTTCAACTTCCGAGAAGTCGACGAACGACTTTTTACCCGTGCCGAACTTGCGAACGACCCATTCGAGGATCGGTCGAAGCGGTGGGCGATGCGGGCGCGAACCGAGTTCGAGAATTCCCGCGTGGGGCGCATCGTTATAGAGTTCGGCGCCGGTCGCCGTAGGCGTAACCGCCCAAGCGTTCCGCGCTTGCCCTCGGTCGACTGGCGTCTTCTGAGCGACGATCGTCTCGCCAATTAGAGCGGCCTTGTACAACGCCCGAACGACGCGAGCCCGGCGATCTTGATCGTCGAGCTTGAGTCGGGCGCCGTAGTTTGTGATCGAAACGGTTTGCGTGCTCAATCGGTCTGCCTTCGAATCCGGTAGTTATAGCTTACAGCTTGCCCGTTTAATCTCGGGACGTCGATCGCCACGACTAGCCAAGGGTCGCCGGTCGCGATGCGAACCACGCGGTCGCCCTCGGCGAGTACGTCTTCGAGCGACATTAGTATCAGTTCGCCCTGTATCTGACCGCCGACCTCGCGCTCGTTTCGAACTTCGTCGTCGAGCTTTCCGCGCCCGGTCGTTTCGATCATGAACAGATCAAGGGTTTCGGTCGAATCGGGTACAAGCTCGCCGAGATGGTTCTTTGTTCCGGTCGATCGCTCTCGCCGGAAGTTTGCAACGTCGGGAACGAATCCGCCGAGAGCATCAGCGCGAACCATTGCGAGCATAGCGTCGGCGATATTCATTCGAGAACCTGCCTTGGCCCTTGGAGCGCGGAACGCCTTACGCCGGTCTCGGCCTCGCGCTCGTACCTAATTGCTTCGTCTCGGCGCGCCGACCATACCTCGCGCTCTTTTCGAAGGTCCGTTAACCGGCCGACATAATGCGCATTTCCGACGCCAGGCACGCCGACGCCGACCGGCTTCGACGATAGCTCTGCGATAAGCGCGTCGACGCGTAAGATCTCGACCTTGCATTCGGCAAGGGTATAGAGTGGGGCGTCGATCTCGGAATATGTCGCGGCCATGTGTTCACCTTAAAAAAAGCCCCGGCGAGCACGGGGAGACGATCCGCGCTAACCGGGACCAGTGTAGAACGTTACCGCCCTACGACTTTGCGAGTTCGGGTTCCACGTGCCTGCAACTTGCGGACGCCCTCTTCCGATAACTTCGCGTGAACATGAGAGTCGACCAGCTCGGCGGTGGGATCGATTACGATCTCGCCGTACTGGTAGGAGCCGCCGAGCTTGTGCTCGCGGATCTGGATTGCGTAAGGCAGCGGCGTCTCTTCTGGTTCCACGTATGGAACGAACGGCGCGGGCGCCGGAGTCTTTGCAGGCTCGTCGGGTAGCTTTGCGAGTTCGCCGCTTTCGATCGACGCTTCGTGCACGACCGGGTCGGCAATGTCGCCGGGTTGATCGAGCGTCGCCGCTTCGTCGGGGTTAAGCTCGGCCGCGCCGATGCCATAAGCCGAGAGGGTCGACGCCCGATCGCCCTCGTCGACCTTGGCGAGCGCATCCTCGACCAGTGCGAGAAGGTCTTTCTTTTTGTTGGCTTTGAGTTCGGTCTCGGTCAACGCCTCAAGGTCGAAGGCCAGATCGCGAAGCTCTTTCATCTCTAGATCGTTAAGTGTTTTCATTCTCTCGTCTCTCGTCTGTTGCGTGCATTGCGCCGGACTAGAACGGAAGCTCTAAGCCAGCGCGACGCACGCGACCGAAGTCGCGCGCGAACCATTACGCCTCGGTCGCTGCGTTCCAATGAAACACGACGTTCCGTTTCGCGATGCCGGGAATCCAGTTGTCATACATGCGATGCCCAATTTCGAACGGGTCGTTCGAGACTTCGAACGTGTCGTAATACGCCCGGGTCGGATTGTTCGCGTTCAACGCGTTAGAAGCTCGGTGCACCTTGAAGGGCTTACCGGCGACCTGCGAGTTCGGATCGAGAACATTCGAGACCGTGACGATCATTCGATTGTCGGCGATCGGCGCCTGAAGCGCGCCGGCGAGATCTGGGTATTCTTCGTGAAGGATAACCCACGTGATACCGTTCCACGTGAAAGACTCGAACATCGCGTTCGAGTTATCCGGATCGCTCGACTGCTGGGCGACGAACGCGGCGTTGACTTGCGGAATCCCGATAAATCGGCCGCCCGTGTACGCGTTCATGAACACCAGGTTAGGCGCTTGACCCGACTGGCGCAGATACTCGTTTTTCATCGAGAGGATATAAGGGAAGATCGTCGCCGACGCGTTGTTAAGCGCGAGTGTCGGCGGTGTCAGGTTCCCGATATCTTCCGTGAACGGAACAGTCACCAGAAAGTCGCCGTCCTGATAGGTGAACTGCTTGTCGTTGATCATCGACAAAACCGACCAGTGCATGAGGTTCATGCGCCGATCTTCTTGCATCTCGGTTGACATGCGAACGCCGTCGGCCGAGATCGCGTAGGAATTGCCCGAACGCTGAACCATCTTCGAATCGGTCGCTTTAAAACCTTCGTAGTTCTTGACGTGAAACGGCGAGCGATACGCCTTCTCGGTCTGTCGGCCTTCCGTTTTGATCGAGCTGTCGGCGAACCCGACAATATTCGCGAACCGATCGACGGGTTGAATCAGGATATCGAGTTCGATCTTCTCGCTATCGTGCGAGACCGGGTCGACGAAGTTAAGGATCGCGCGCGGGCGATACTCAAGCTCGTCGGTCATGCCGTTAAGCAATTCCGGAGTGAGTTCCTCGGGTGTATAAAATTCTTTGATTCTTTGACGTGCCATTGTGTGATCCTATCTGGTTTCGGCCGCTCGGCCTTAGTGTTGTTGGTCAGCCATTGCCATGATCGCTGATTAGGCGATCGTGCGTTGGTCGAAGATGATTCGGCCCGATAGCGCCGTCTTGATTGCGTCGGTAAGGCCGACAACCAAGATCTCTTTGACCCGTCCGATCGGGCGAGTCGGAATCAGTACATTCTGAGGGATTAGCTCAAAGTGATCGATCGTCACGGTCTTGTTCGTGATCTTGTACTGGGCATCAGAGTTCGACACGATCTGAGAGTTGTCCGCGATCGTAACAACCGCCGAGAGTGTAAGGGTGTCGGTCGCGATCGCCGTAATCGTTCGCGAGGTATCGCTCACGAATTCGAGTGTGTCGCCGACTTCGAACTTCGAGCCCTCGCCCGAGTCGAGAACAAGGGTCGCCGATGCGGTAAGCGCGCCGGCCGCCTGAGACCGCGAACGGCCCGAGTCGACGTTAAGCGCGTCGCCAGTAGCGAGCGAGAACGCGGCGCCGTCGAGGGTAAGTTCGTTCGTCGCGTAGTCGATCGCCGTCACCTTGCGGAAGCGCGAAGCGTCGGCGGTAAGCGTTTCGAGTTCGACGTATTGCCCGATCTCGAATTGCAGCACGTCGGCGACGGGCACCACGTTTGCCGAGGTAACGGTCGACTGCACGGTATCGCTTGCACAAGGGTAGTGGAGCCCGAGATCGTTTCGCTTCGCGAGAACGGTACCCTCGACGATCTGGCGGTATGCAGTCGAACCGCCATCGGCGGGCGAAGTGCCGACCGATACCGATGCGATCTCGTTGCTTCCGTTGGCTGTAAGCCAAACGGCGCCGCGCTGTTCACGGGTGCCGACGTATTGGTTCTGAACGGTGTTATTCATCTTTTAAGCTCTCTTAGGGTTGAACACGTGAATGTTAGAGTCGAGTTTTCTTTTTCTTGCTACCGGCCGCAAGTGCCTTGCCGAGTTCGTAGTCGGATTCGAATTCATCCGGCGCGCCGCCCGATCTGTCGCCAGGCTTTCCGGCGCCGCTGTTCGGGTTTGCAGTAGAGCCCGGCGCGCCAGTTCCGAAGAACTCGGGAAAATCTTTCTTGATCGTCTCGGCCGTTGCCGATGCGCCGACCATAGCGCCCGAGTCGTCGACGGTTATCGCCGACAAGTCTGCGACGCGAAGAACGGCCGCGATACGATCGGGGCGAACGCCGATAAGCGCCGCGGCGTCGCGTAGCGCGCTCTCGCGAAGCATCCCGGTTAACCTTGCCTCGGCGTCGGCGCGCTTCTTAGACTCGGCGCTCGCGAGTTCCTGAGCCCTTTCAAGTTCGGTCTTCTTGGCGTCGGCCGCTTCGTCGCGCTCGCGTTCGAGTTTCTCGCGCGCTTTGCGTTCGCGTTCGAGACTTAGTTCGAGCGCCTTTAGCTTGTCGGCCGCGCCAGTGTCGGGAACCACGACGGGCGGAATAGGATTAGTTTCGGCCGCTTGGCCCTTGGGTTGCGTCGTACTCGCGCCGCCGTCGGCGCCGGCGTCGTCTTCGCCCTCGGCCTTGAATTGGAACATGTGATCGATCTGGCGCTTCCAGTTCTTGTGCTTCTTATTCTTTCGCATTGGTTTTTGTCTCCACTGGTTGATCTTCCCGATCGTCGCCAAACGAATGACGCGAATCGATCTTCTTACTGACACTTTTAGCGTCGAGGCTCAATAGCTCGGCCTCGATCTCGGTCTCGGGCCGAAGCGCGACGATCGTCTTTCCGTTGATCGTTTTGTATGTTCTAGTTTTCACTTTTCACCCTCGGCCGCTTTAAGCGCGGCCGCCTTCTCTTCTTTGCGTCGGGCCGCTCTCGCGATAGACGCTTCGAACTCGGCCTCGGCGTCGGCGAGCGCCCTCTTCCGTTTAATGTCCTCGATCGAATCGCCCTTATCAACGATCGGCCCTTTCGCGATCTGCTCGTCGAGAGTCTTCTCGCGCGCGTCAGAAACGAACCCTCGCCCCTCGCCGTCGATCTTAAACCCGATCTCTTCCTTGCGTTCTTCGATTCGTTTCTTTTCTTCGATCGCCCGGCGTCGAGCGGCCTCTTCTTGGACTGAACGATCGAAGTCGATATCGCTGTAACGGTTGTATTTACCTCGCCGGATCGCGTCCATTCGATCTTCGACGGCTTTCTCGAACCGGTCTTCTGTTGATACCTCGGCGACCTTGTCCTTCATGGATTCGCGCGCCTGCTTTGCATAACCGGCCGAGGGTCCGCCAACTACCCGAGAGCCTAGCGCCGAAAGAAACGGATCGTCGTCGTCGCCCTTGTCCGGCTTCCTGAGCGCGACACTAAACCAATCATCGACGTCGGCCGTTTCTTGGATCGATAGTGCGACGGCCGTTCGCGGGTCTTCGTTTTTAATAAAGGCCATGATCTTTGCGAAGTCGTCCTCTTTGCCGAGTATGACCGCGCCCGTCGTCGGGTCGACGTAGTCTTCGAGCCTCTCAGCTAACCGCTTCATGTGGTCCAGTTTAAACCCGCCGATGTCGACGGGCACTCGGTTTCCGGCCGAATAATATGTTCGAGTTCCTGAGAATATCGGGTTGCCCGTCTTCATGTGAACAAGGGTAAACGAACCGTCGCCGACGCCGTCTTCTGTCGCGATCCCGAAGTTCCCGCTTATGACGCCGCGGACCGAAACGGCCTCGTAACCCTCGGCCCGGTTCCTGAGTACGTTAAAACTTCGTCGAGACCAGGTACCCGGCGCCGCGGGTTTTACCTTCTCGTTAACAAGGCCGAGACGGTCGCCGAGAATGTCGATCGCCTTAACGCCGTTCACCTTCTCGGCGACGAAAGACTCGGGAATCGCCGCGGCGTATTGAATTCGAAGGGTATCGAGCGCGGCGTCGAGACTGCTCTCGCCGACCTTGGTTAACCCGTTCGCGCCGAACATGCCCGAGCGATCGAGATACTTCGCGGCGTCCTGTAGCCCTTCCTTCGAATACTCTCGGCCCTGTAGGAGCGTTCGACCGCTTGGAGTGTGTTCGAGTCGCGCTCGGCCGCTAGAGTCTTCGAGAACGCCCCACGGGCCGGCCTCGATCGCGTCTGGGTCCAAGTCGCGAGCGTTAAACGGTCCAGACTGCCAGTCGCCAGAACCGAACCGAAGCGCGGGCGGGTCTGATAGCACCAGGAATTCGCGCTGGTTGCCGTAGCGACCGTTACGCCAGCCGGGCGCGTCGACGCTCGCGAGAATTCGTCGCGTGTCCATATCCGAATAGATTACGCCGCCGTCGCGCCCGGCGAACTTCTTCGCGACGTTAACATCGTCGGTCCACGCCTCGACTGTACCGTCGATCGTGGTTTGGCTTTTTACGCCACGATATAGGCGAACCGACTCGACGCCGCGGTAATGTTCCTGCGTGTCTTCGTAGGTTCGGCGCAAGTCTGAGCGCATCTCGCCGAGATCGCCGGGAATCGCTCGGCCTCTCGGGTTCCAGACAGCGCCGTCGAGCTCGAACTCGGTTCGCGCCGCTTCTTTGATCGCGACGGCGCCGGCCGAGTTCGAACTGTTCGTCCAATCGAGGATCAAGTCTTCGCGGCGTCGGTCGAAGGTGTCGACGGGCGCGCGTGGTGCCTGAGTCGAGGCGGTTGTCGGCGCGACTGGCGCGCGGCCGGCGAGTTCGCGGTTGCGAGCCTTCTCGGCCTCGACCCGAGCGATACCCTCTTCGACCGGCACGAGTTCGAGATCCTCGCCGTCGTCAATCCAAGGTATTTCTTTTTCTCGGTCGTTCGGCCGGCCGGGCGGGTGCAGGAATGAGCGCCCGTCGCCGTCGACGAAGTTCTCTTCGAGATCTCGTACTTGCCCTTGCATCGGGTAGGAGTCGGAACCGGTTCGAGAGTCGAACGTTACGATCGCCGACTTGCGGACCGGTATGTCGTAAATGTCCCGGGCGTTTTTGAGCCCTTCCAAGTGCGCGCCGTTGTACGCCGTGAATAGCTCGGTTCGAAAGATTCGATCCGCTTTCCACCGTTCGGCGCCGATCGCGCTTTGTAGCGTGTCGATAATAGGGTCGGCGAACGTCTTCGTCGCCGTCGCCGCCGAGAGTTCCTCGCGAACCCGTCGAGCGATATCCGGCCCCCAAGTCGCGAGCGAACTCGGTATTCGTTCGATCGCAGTCTGTCTTGAGAGTTCGCCAAGCGACGCCAGGTTAAGCGGCCGCGATTCCGCGCCGAACCGGTTAAGCCACGACGAAAGCTCTCGCTCGGCGTGACTCGGCGCCATTAGGAGCCCTTCGCCGAGGATCTCTTCGAGCGCGGTCTCTAGGTCGACGGTCGTTTCGAGCGCGGTTAAGCGCGCCAAGATCTCGACCTCGCTAGCTTGCAGCGCCTCGAAGTCGGAATACTGGCGGAACTGTTGATCGTTCTCGATTCGCGCGAGCGCCCGTTCGAGCGTTCGGCCGACCCGAACCCGGGCGTCGCGCTCAAGCCTGATTAGCTGGGCGTGATGCGTTCGCGCGAGCGCGAGTATTTCGTCGGGAACTTTCGGCATTATTTAGGCTCGGCGGTTCCCGATGCCATTACGCCGGAGTCGACCCGATCGAGAAACTCGCCCACGTCTTCGATATCGAGAAACGGCGCGAGATATTCGATCGCCTTCTGTCGATCGATTAGACCGAGTTCGTAAAGCTGTACGATCGCCGCCGAGTGCTCTCGAAGGTCGACCGCCGTCGGTTCCACCACGGGCGGCCATACTGCCGAGATTCGGGTATCATCGCCAGCCTTCGAAGCGCCAGTCGCTCGAAGCATCTTTAAGAGAAGTCGGCCGAGCCCTTCTTCGTAACCGGGTCGAAGATTCTGCACCAGCAAAACCATAGGATAAAGAAGCCGTTCGAGCGCGACGCCAGAAGCGGCGCCGACGAACTGCGCCGGGTCGTGATCGACTACCTGCACGATCTCGTTAAAAAGGTTTCGAACCATTCGGGTGTAGTCCATCGCGCTTGCCGAGCCCGTTCCGTTCATCTCTAAGAGCTTGGCGTCGGCCTTGCCGCTTGCGTCGCCCGGGTCGTTTTGCACGAGTAGTGTATTGTTTCCGCCCCTTCGAATAGCGGCGTCGTTCGCCGGGTCGACGCCGACGAACAGTAGCGTCGGTTCCTGATTGTACCGAATACCGCGGCCGGTCTGCGAGAGTGTATAGTTGACTTCGTCTTCGAGACCGAACTCAACTTCTTCTACCAGCGGCGCGCCGTCGATATCGTGCGCGACTTCGATCGGCGTAATCCACTCGGCCGGCACGAACCCGAGGTTATGCGTTACGGTCGTCTCGACGTCTTCTTTCCATTTCACCTTCTCAGATATCGGCCCGGCGACCGGGAAATATTCGATCGTCGCGTTAACGGTCCAGTCTCGCCGATGCCAGGTCTCGACACGTTCGCCGGTCTCTTCGTCGTCTTTGAAGGTGCGCCAGTACTCGATCAATTCGAGAAGCTCGTCGAACGCGATACCGAGTTCGATCGCCATTGCCCGATCGTCTCGGCCGAACTTTGGTTCGGCCTTGCAGGCGCTTATGATCTCGGTATCGATCCGGCCGTCCGAGAACACGTAAAAGCCGACCGCAACGGTCCCGTGCAGACAACCGAGTCGGCCGATCTCAAGGTATCGGCGCCGAAGTCCCGACGCCGAAACGATATCGGCGAGCGCCTCGTTTATGTCTTTGTCTTCCTGCTCGCTTTTCCACGTCGGCGCGTGACCCTCGCCGAAGAGGTGCGCGTTGATACGGTTGACCGCTTTACGGGTTAAACCGATCTGGATCGACGGCTTCTTCTCTCGAAGCGGTTTCTCGGGAGTATCCCAAGGTTCGAGATCTTCGTATTGCTTGCCCCAATAGTAGGCGCTCGCTCGATTGAAGCGCGCCTCGCGCTCGGTAAACCCTAAGACTTTCGCCATTTTCATTGCCTCGCGTAATTGTCGAACGCCGCTCGATTCCATCTTATGCCACCAGGTCGAAAGCGTCGAAGCTCAAGCCCTTCGTGATTTCTTCCGTTACGAAGAGTCGGTTTCGCTTCGCTTCTGTATAGACACCATAACGCAAAGCATCAACCGAGTGATCGCCCTCTTTGACCGGCTTGCCGCTGCTGTCGTCTTTCCAGCGGTACGAAGCAAGTTCTCGTCGAAGGTTCTTACAGTCTTCGTGGATATAGAGCGTCGGCCGCATAACACCATCAGCTCGGCGAACCGGCTTAAGCAGCGTCGCCAGAAGATCTATCCCGGGATTTACCGAGTTATCGGCGCGGCGAATATCGAGCTTTTCTTGTCTAAACATTACAATGTTCGCGGGCTCGCTCGGGTCGGCCCAAGCGTGCGCGACGCCGCGCTTCTCGGCCGCCTTAAATCGGTCGCGCCACGAGTCGACGCCGATCGAATCGGGGGGAGGCATAAGAGGCAGCTCGCGTTGATAGTCTTCGCGGTAGGCGATCAAATAGCCTTCGAGCGTTAGACCGATCTCGATTTGCGAGCCCGGGTTACTGTGCCCCCAGTCGATCCCGGCGAACCTACGGTAAACGCTCGGCGGTATGCTCTTAACGATGTGCGTCGCGTCGTCGACGAAGTCTTCGAACACCTTACCCTCGAACGCGTCGAAGCTCGCTTCGTAGTTCCGAAGGTATAGCGCCTTCGAGAGTGTCGCCTTAGCCTCGGCCGCTTCTGCCACGAGATGCGGTAGCGAGGTATTGTCGACGGTTCTAAAGTGAATGTTCGCATAACCCTCGCGCGACTGAGCCCAAAGATCCGAATGTACCCAATTCTTGCCCATTGGCGTGGTTGTGAACAGCGACCAGCCTAGCCGATCGGATAGCGCCGGGCGCAAGTTATCGGCCCACGTTGCCGACTTGATTCGCGCCGCTTCGTCGAGCCAGGCACCATTGAGACCCGAACCCACAAGTCGAAGCGGGTTGTCGGCCGATTTGAACTCGATCAAGATTCCTCCGCGCAGCCACAACGCGTTCTCGGTCGACGAATAACGAAGAATCAAGGGCGAGTCGACGCCGCCCAAGATCTCGAAGATCTCGCGCCGCTGGTAGACGCCGAGAGCATAGGTCGGCGCTACGCACCAATACCACGTGAACGGCTTAGTCTCGGCCGATATCCTCGCCGGTGCGGTCCACGTTGCACCCTTGCCGACCTCGGCCCAATAGTCGCGAACGATGCGTTTAAAGAACTCTCGGCCGCCGCCGTAGGTCTTGCCCGAGCGTCGACCGGCGACAACCGTAACGAAGCGGTTCTCAATCATTGCTTGCGCGAGGTTTTCCTGCGCGCCGTGCGGGTGGTACGTCGAAAGGTGTTCACGGGCGAACGCTTCGATCGAAGGGAAGCTCTCGCCGATCCCGCCCGTGATTCTTTGGAATAGCGGCGCCAGCTTTGCGAGCGCGCCGTTAGTGTAATTTCGTGAGTTTGTTTTCATCGCCCAAAACTTCGAGAAGTGAGTCGACGGCGAGTGCTCTCGATTCCTGCTCGGCCGCGGTCTCGAAAAGTTTTGCGGTTGCTTGAATGAATTTCGGAAGTTCGCGCGGGCATAACACGAGTTCGGTGTCTTTCTCGAAGACTTCGAGCGAACGCTCAATAATTGCCATCGCTCGGATCGCGTTACGGGTCGACGCCTCGGCATAGCTGAGAAGTCGCTCGCGGAACCCGTTTAACTTGGCGACGTGGTCGATCTCCATTCGGGCGACGCTTGCGGCGTCCTGATACCGATCGAAGGCCAGCACGCGGGCGACCCAATCGTTCGCCGAACTCCACGCGGCGAAGTATCCCGGCGCCCGTTTGTTCTTTGGCGGTTCGCCGGTTCTCTCGACGGCGTAGGCGCTCCACGCGGCGAGCATAGTCCGCTCGATCGGGACCATGTCGCGGTAATACTTAAACGCGGCCCATTGGGCGTCAGTTTCGCGCTGTAGGCGTTCCCAAGGTTCGGCCGGGCGTTCTGTCGTCTGTTCGTCTAACATGCGTCTCCGTTGCTCTCGCTCGATATTAACCGCATGTAAGGGTAAAGGCTAGTCGCCCGACGCCAGGCTCTCGAACTCGGCGCGGAATCGGGCGACGGCATCTTTTCGGCCGCATCCAAAATATTTGCGAGTCACCCAACAACCCGCGCGAAGTTCCGAGATATACCAACCGCCGCTGGTCGTTAGCTTTGCGACAATCATGATCGACCCACTTCTTCGCGAAGCTCGATCGCCGCGCTCAAGTTTTCGTTAACGATATCGAGGCAAGCGGCCCGAAGCTCGGGCGAGTCCTGCACAGAATGAAACCTCGAAACGCACTTCGAAAGCGTGCTCGCGATTCGGGGCGAGTTCTTAACGAGCGACGCCGAGCCGTAGTCGTCAAACGCCGACAAGAGGTAGGCAAGACCGACGATAAGGCTCTCGGTCCCGGATTCGGTCAAGTAGTCAATAACAAGCTGATTCATGGTCGATCCTTCGATTCGTTTCTCGTTGCCAAGAGAAGTTAACAAAGGTGAAACACTGCGTCAACCATTATTATTGTTCGCTAGCCTAAGAGCGCTTTTTTCGCGGTGGCCACTGTGTGGGGAGTCTGGGCGTTGCCAAGGGCCGTAAGTCGGTCCACCCGATCGGGAACCCCATAAGCCATTCGATCCATTCTGGGTTCAACGGTCCAGATACTACCATCGAGAGATTGACCTGTTTCCCGATCGCGATCCGGCGTTTCACGACCGGATCTTCTGGGTTGCCTCGATTCCGAGAGTCGGCGGCCGCAGGTGTCGGAACACTCGATATCCCGCAAGGTGGCGGCGATCCAAAGCCGATCGCGCTTATGCGGTGCGCCAACGTCGGCAGCTCCCAAGATTCCCCACTCAAGATCATACCCGAGTTCGGCCAGGTCCCCGAAAACCGTTTCGATATATCTATGTTTCCCAGACATGAGGCCGGGCACGTTCTCCAAGAATAGGAATCGCGGCACCACTTGGCGAATGACTCTAACGGTAGCCGGCCACATGTTCCGCGTGTCGTCTGCGCCCTTCTGAGTTCCCGCCGTAGTGAAAGGCTGACACGGGAAACCGGCCGAAACGACGTCGACAAGACCTCGCCAAGCCGTACCGTCGAAACTTCGCACGTCATCCCAGATCGGGCACTCGTGCAGAAGTCCATCTGACATTCGAGCCTGAAGGATTGCGGCCGCGTAGCGGTTCCATTCGACGCAGCACACTGTATCCCAGTCGCCATACGTCCCCAGCAGACCGCCTCCAATACCTGCAAAGAGCGCGAGTTCTTTCGGCTTATCCACATTAAGACCCCGCGAGCGCGTCGAGCTGTGATAGTGCGTCGGCGGCGTTTCGATAGTGATTCATGATCCCGTGGACGAAGATCATGTCGAGCGCCGGAACAACTACGATCGTACCCTTGCCCATAACCTCGCCAAAACTCGGGTGCTGACCCGGTTTAAATCCGCGCTTTTCGAGTTCTTTCTTAAAATTCTTATTCATGGTCGATCCTTCGATGTTTGTTTCCTAACGCCCCCAGAAGATAGCGACGCCCTTCTCGCCCGTCAACCATTATTATTGTTTAAGTTGAAGCGACCAGCGCGTCTTGACCTCGGGCCTTTCGGCGTTCTCACGATCACGTGAAACGCGGCCCCAGTTTCCGCCGCCCGCCTGTCCGTCGCTCACCCAGTTTGACGCCCTGAGGCTCGCGCCGCCCTCTTCTGGCAACGTATATGTGACGATCTTCTCATAGCCCATGCTCTTTGCGATCCTCACCGCGGCACCGTAAAGCATAGAGCAAGCGTTACGTGCGCCGTCAGTGGCAACGCGCGTAACTTCAAGCGTGAACCCGTCGTCAAGCATTCGCGCAACTGGTCGGCCGACAATGGCAACGCCTCGGATCTCACCGGCCTCGTCAGTCACTGACAAAACGAAGACCGCGCCGGCCGGAGCCCTTAAGTGTCGGTGATGGTCTGCGACGAAAGCCTTTGCGGCTTTATGTGTGATCGGGCTTAGCTTGATTCGCATGTACCTACCTCGCTTTAGATCTCGAATCTAGGCCAGGTCGTGAGCGTTCGCCCCTTCTCGCCGTGCTCTCGATCCCAAATAAACCATGCAGACGTGCAGTTATTCTGGTTCCTCGCGTTGATATAGTGAACCCTCGGGAGAATTAGGATCTCGGTCGGCGGATCGTCGAATAGGATCTGAGCCCGGTCTTTGCACGGTTCGAGCATCGTTAACCGCAAGAGCATCGCGACCGAAGCGCCCGTCGCTAACATCTTCTTAACGAAGTCGCTCGCCATAACGGTTCGCCCGTCGATCTTGATAACGAAAGGCGGGTTCGAGACGTACCAGTCGACGCCGGCGAAGGGTTCTTCGACCAGGAAGTCGCGCGCCGGCATATCGGCGCCCCTGCCTCGGTCTCGCGACCAGTGGAACGAATCGGCGCCCGGGTCGATATCCGTTCCGAGGTAGTGCGTTACGGGCTCGTGCATTCGAAGCGCGCGACCGATCCAGTCGGCCCCACAGCAAGGCTCGTGCACTTTGCCGGCGAGACGGTCGCCGAGGTACGCGAGAAGAGGCTCGGTCGCCGAGACGGGCGTGTAATACCGATCGAGAGAGTCGCGCTTCGACTTCTTCTTCTTTGGTTTCTCGACCTCGGCGTCGGCCGCGCAATAGGAGCACGGCCGCTCGAATATTTCACGAGAGCACTTGTCGCAGTGGTCGATCTCGTATTCGTTCATTTTACCCACCTTCCGTTCTTAAATTCTCGAAGCGATTCGCCGGGCTCGTCAATCCAGTCGACTGTCACAATATTAATTGATCCGCACTTTACACACGTAATCTTACCGACGTCGCGATCGGCCACAACGCCGATCCAGATCGAATAACACTCACGACAAACGAGCGTGATAGCGTTCCAGCCTATTCGGCCGACGACTTCGCCGCTCATCGGTCGACCCTGTTTCGAAACATGGTCTTAGGATAGGCGCCGCTCTTAGGAATCACGATCCGATCGGGTTGCCCGTTAAGCTGCCAGAATTCCCAGATCTCGCCGGGTTGCGGTATGTCGTCGCCGTGTTGAACCGGGCTACTCTCATCAGGCCAAGCGCCGCGACCTCGCTCCTTCTTGCGTTCGAGTCGGTCGACTTGCGCCAGTGCGAAGGCTGCCAGCTCGATAAACTCGGCGGCATCTTTCGGCGCCACGTTAATTCGAGCGGTCTTGTCGAGCCTCTCGGCCGTCGCTCGAAGTCGGTTAAGTTTTTTCTGTTTCATGATTCGACCTCGGCGAGCGCGGTTAAGCGGTTGTTATGGTAGTCGACGCTCTCAAGTCTAGATCGGCGAAGAGTGCCAGTCGACGTGATCGCCCTTCCGATCTCTTCGCGGTCACTCGGCCGCGCTGCTTTTCTTCTGACATACTCACCCCTCGCTAATGTTGTTTAAGAAGCTGAACTCGCCCGCATCGGTCGCCCTGATCCGCTCGTTACACTCGGCAAGGTTGCGCGTCAAAATATCGTGCCAAACCTTCGTGCGTTCGTTCATTCGAGCGACCGCGGTCTCGACGGTCGGCCGCAAGATCCGCGAGTTGTACCCGTACCACTTCGACGGGCCGAACGGCCTCGCGCTGATGTTCCACCCGATAACGTCGTCGCCGTCATAGTCGAACGAATCGCACTGGCGAGCGTGGAAGCCTTGCGGCGTGCAAGCCGTCACGACGTAGCACTTGATCCGGATCTTGGTTTCGCCGACTTCCTGATTCCATCGCGCGTGAAAGGCGAAGTCGCCAGGCTCCAAAGTTTGAAGTATTTTCATCGATCTACCTCGCAAGCCGGACAATTCTCGCCGAGTGAGTGTCGCCGCGAGTGCTCGGGCGAGTTCCTCGGGCAATCGAGCGCCCCTTCGACGTCCTCTAATGTCCATTCCGATACGTCACAATCGAACAAGTCGATCACGAGTCGCGAGACCAGAACCCGAAATCGCTCGAAGTCTTCGGCGTGTCGCCAGTCGCTAAGGTCTGCGTGCGCGTCGATGTGATGCGTCGCGCTATCCCAAGAGTGATCGAATTCCGAGATCGATAGACCGCGATCGCGAACGAACGCGACCTTCTGCTCGGTCTTATGTATGAGCAGATCGCCCTTTTTAACTTCCATGTTCTGACCCTCGTTTTTGCGCCAGCTCGGCCGGCGCGGTTGTAATATTTAGACCCGAAACGGGTTAACGTAATATGACCCGTTTGCGACGCGTGACTTCTCGGCGATAGCTTCGTCGAGAGCGCCGATAGGGTACTCGTGCAGTTTCAACGCGTAAAGCGCGAGCCTTGCCCACAGCTCGCACGACTCGCAATAACGGAACGTCTGGAAGCCGATTCGGGGCCACTTGCCCGAGAGCATCGGGTATCGTTCGCCGCGCTCGATTGTCAGAAGACACTCAAAACACGCATGATCGCGCTTCGCCCGTTGCCAGGTCCAGCGCGAGAAGATCGGCGGGTTAAGCTCGGCCTTCACGGTTCGAGCCCTTCCTTCCAAGGAATCACGCCGACCGATTCCCAATTCGCCGAAGCGGTCGCCGCGGTCGCGGTATTCGGCGGATCAAGGTTGTTGGCGAGCCTTCGAAGCTCGGCGCCGATCTTGTTTGCTTCTCGAAGCACGTCGTCGCGTTGCTTCTTAACTTCCGAAAACTGTTCGAATGCCTTCGAGCTGGCTTCGTCGAACAGTCGCTTCGTCGTATCGAGTCGCGATTGTAGGCGGTCGGCCCGTTCGATTGCGGCGTCGCTCGGTAGCGACTTCGAGTCGAGAAGGTCTTCGAACGCCTTATTCGCGGCGAGCGTCGGGTCGAACCCGAGCGCGGCGACTATGTTTCGGTATTCTTTCGCGGCGTTCTGGCGGTTATCTGCGACCAGACTACCGACGAAGTATTCACACGCGGTTTTGAGTCGATCGAGAGTTACGCCGCTAACGTCCTGACTGCATCCGTTTTGGTGCGAGCATAGTGTAGGCGCGAGCGCGAGTTCGGCCTTCAACCGTTCGATCTCTTCGTCGGCCTGCTTCGAGACCGCGCTTATTCTGGCCTGCAGAGTGTCGACGGTCGCGTTGTAGTGTTCCAACCGGATAAAGCCGGGCGGAACTTCCTGATAGGGTTTCTCGCCACTCATAGCGAACCGCCTTCGACCGGCGCGCCGATCGTGAACGAACCGAGTTCGGTCGAGAGCCTAAGAAGGCTCGTAATCGTCGGCGCGACTTCGCCCCGTTCCCACGCCCCTAGGTGGCCCTGCATCGTTCCCACCTTCTCGGCGAGCGCCTTCTGAGATAGTCGAAGGTCGACTCGCCGTTCGCGAATTGCCTTCCCGAGTTCTTCGATGTTCTGGATCATGTTCGTCTCCTACTTGATTACGGTTCTATTCCACTGTGTTAACGTTTCGGCCTCTTCGAGAATCGCCACGTCGACCGCGCCGGACTTGAACGCCATTAACTCGACTTGATCGAAGAGTTCGTCGCCGGACCGATTAGGCGCCGTCCCGAACTCTTCGAAGTATCGAATGACGTGTCTGGCGTCGATCCTGAATCGCTCGCGCTTGACCTCGTGCCGAACGTCGAGCCCGGCCGCTTTGCGATCGAGAGCAACGCGACAGAGTCGAACGTTGCCACCGTAACCATTTTCGCACCTAACGTCTAGCAGGTTGTCGGGCGATATCATGCGGCCGAGGTAGTGACAGCAAAAGTCAATATGGTCCGCCAGACTGTACGTCGGCAAGTTCCCGCGCTTCGACTTCGAGACCGCGCCGGCCGCGGTTCGGTTTGGTTGATACAGCTCGGCGAGCCAGGTCTCGATCTGTTCGGCGATCTCGCGTTCGTCGGCCTTGGTTGTTACTCGCATCGTAGTCGAGCCTCTTCTTTGGCCTTCCTCGACTGGTAGCGCGCTTCGTCTCGCTCGCTCAACGGGTAAAGCTCGGCGACCAGTGCGTCGATCCGTTGTCGGTTCGCTTCACGCTCGGCGAACGCTCGGTCGAATACGTCGCCGGCGCAATCGGCGATAATGTCGAGCACGGGTCGCTTGCCGGTCTCAAGAAGCGCAACGTAGGATTGCGAAAGTTCCAGCCTCTCGGCAAGTTCGATCTGCGTCAGTCCGGCTTCGAGTCGGCATTCGCGAAGTGCAGCTATCACGCGGGCGCGCGCGAAGCGGGGCTCACTGTTTTTTGTCATCGGTCGGCCTTATGTATAACGCCGGTTCCATCGCAAAAAGTGCATGAGAGACCGTTCGAATTATCTTCGATTCCTGACCCGTGACAGACCCCACAGGGAGCGCCTGAGAAGCCCCCAGATTGATTTGTTTCGACCGCCTTAGCACTCACGACGGCAAAGCCCTTCGAAGCGTCCTGCGTCGATTCTGGAGCGGTACACGGCTTAACCAATCGCTCGACGTCGGTTAACGAAAGTTGCAACGCTTCGAAAAGATTTTGCTCGAATATCCCAGACCGGCCGAGCTTGTCAGCGTTCCGCAAAACATTATACCGCCAGCCTTCGTGACGCTTAACGCTTGCCCGGGCCGCGTAAAGCTCTCGGCGAACCTCGGCGAGTTCGACTCGAAGGTCGTTTCGTTCGGCCTCGTGCTCGGCGAGGATCTGCTCGCGCCACGATTGCGAATCATCGGCGTCGAGACCGACGTCGGCCGCAAGCTCTCGAAGTCGTTCCATCCTTTCGGGTTGTTTGCGAACGATAAACTCGTCGAAGGCGTTCGAGATCTGGTCGAAGTTGGGCTCGCCGTCGAGTGTGTAACCCTTAGCGCCGAGCGCGTCGACCATTGCGACCTGAACTTCGTCTAAGCCAGGCTCGGCGGCCTCGGGCGATTTGGCGAAGATGTTAAGTTTTTGAAGTGTGGTTCGAATCGGTTTCATGTTTTGACCCTCGTTTGTGAGGATCGAAGAAATAACCGCGCCGGTTGTTGGCGTCAAGTTCTTTTAACGGTTCGTTCGATTTGGGTTGGTTCGACGGCGTAAGCGTCGATCGCTTCGACCGGCCGCTTCCCGCCTGAAAAGGGCCGAGGCGATAGCTTGAGCGACCTACAAGGGTCGAGGACCGCAGTGTTAGCGCCAGCGGTAAACGAGGAGCCCGGCGAAGCAAGGGCGACAGGTTCGACACCCGGTAGGGCGGGACAGCTTTAGCTTCCCCCCTTTAGGGGGGAGAAAGTGACTGCACTAATTTAATGTGTGATCTCAGTGTGTTAGCTCGTTATATATAAATTAGTGAATTCTGCACTAACTCGCTATTTTTCGCCGAGCGTATAGGGTAGCCTAGGGCTACCTATACGGGTTTATCTCAAAATTCGAAAACCGAGATAGTGTTGCGGAAATAGAGATAGTGTTGCCGATAGGATCGTAACCGTGAAACTAGCTAATCAGGCTGTTTCTGTAATAAACGAGGGTCAAAAAATGAGTAAAAGAATTACCGTTCGAGAGTATCGAGCGTTCTGTGAAACCATGTATTCTTGCCCGCCAGGAACCGATCGAGAGACCTATCTCGAATGGTTGCTCGCCGAAGAGTTGGGCGAAGTCGCTTCGCTATTCTCGAAAGCAATAAGGGACGGCGCCGTCTTGTCGACGCACTTAGGCACGATCACCGTATACGGTCCCGACGCCGTTCTCGTGCACAACCGACACCTGCTAGAGAAAGAACTCGGCGACGTCATGTGGGCCGCGGTCATGATGGACCGGTACAACGTCCCGAGCGCCGGGAACGACTTCGACAAGTATCAGGATCAATGGCCTAGCGGCATGACCGAGAACGTGCAGAACGCGAGCATGGAATTCCGCGAGTGGAATCAATACGTCTGGTCCCACCAGACCCATACCGAGTTCGAAGCGATTTGCGCGGTCTCGCGCGGGTTCGGGTTCGATCCTGAGCGAGTCGCGCTCGCCAACGTCGCGAAGCTCAAAAGCAGAAAGGCGCGCGGCGTCGTTCACGGCGCGGGCGGCGACCGATGAAAAGAAACCTTATCGCAAGCGCCGCGGCCGTTGCAGTATTCGCCGGCTCGATACCCTATGAGAAGCCGCCCAAGGGGCCGGCGTACGGTCCGCGGTTCCTTTATTGTGGCCAGTGCAAGAAGCGCATGAGCAAGCACCACAAGTGCCCCCCGCTCGACTTGTCGAAGTGGAGCGAACACCATGAGGATTAAGAAACGAATAACGACGATCGAAAAACTGAGAACCCGGCGCGAGTATCGAAAGACTTTAGCGCGACTTCGCGCCGAACATGAAAAACAAAAGCAACAAGAGAAGCGGCGAATCGCCGAACTACAATCGGGCCGAGAGGCTGAAAACGAGGGTCAATAATGACAAAGCGAAAAGAACTTATTCTATGGATCGATCTTGAAACTACCGGGCTCGACCATGAGGCCGACCCGATTCTCGAAGTCGGTTACATTTTGACCGATACCGACCTCGCGAAACTCGCCGAGGGTTCGCACGTCGTACGAAAGCACGCGAGCGCCGAGCGCCGACTCGCCGCTAACGATTACGTGCGAGCAATGCACAAGGCTAGCGGTCTTCTCGAAGAGCAAGAGAACACCTTCGATTGTATGCACCTCGGAACCATCGAAGAGAAATTGATCGGACTACTCGACGAACACGGCGACGAAGACACCGTCGCTTACCTCGGCGGGAACTCGGTACACTTCGATCGAAGGTTTATCGCGTACGATATGCCAGAACTCGACGCCAGGCTCTCGCATAGGCACTTCGACGTTCGAGTCTTCGAGCTTGCCGAGTCATTCTGGAGCGACGATCGAAAGCTCGTGTCGTCCGGCGAGTCGAAGCACCGCGCGCTCGACGATATCAATTACAGCCTCGACGTCGCAAAGGCAGCGCGGGCTCGCCGGTTTAAACCTTCCGACCTCTAAACGGTAAGACGTTCGAATCAGGGTCGACCGACCCGATCTCGAATTCGTTGTCGTCGTAATGCCAGCGCGTCGCCAAAACTTCCGACTCGAACTCGACGAGATAACCGTTCGTCTTGTCTTTATAGTGCGTCGGCGCGCATGGCATTAGCTCGCCGTATTCGTCGGCGAGTTCGGTTAGTTCGGTTACGACGTACCCGTGACTTCGAGAGTCTAGCGCGCGCAATCCTAGCGCGGCGCCATCCGAAAAGCGGACATAACCGCGCGTCGCATACTCACTCAAGAGAACTTGAATTCGGCGCGGACCGGGTAAGTCGGTCTCGGCCGACAGAACCTCGGCGAGCTGTTTCGGGGCGTAGAGTTCGCCGCGCCGCGCTCGCTCGTTTATCTCAAGCAAGATCCGATTACGTTGTCGCCGACCCTCGGCGTTCCATGCTTGAAGCTGGGTCTCGCCCGCTTCGATCTCGTGGTCCTTTCCAACGTCGACGAAGTCGCCGTCGCGATACTCGACACGTTTCGGCCCGGGCGCCATGCCGGCCCGAGTGTCAAAAAACACCATTCGATCGTCTGTGTCTTCTGAGATCTTCGAGATGAAGATCGCGCTCGTGTAATAGCCTCGAAGCGCCGAAGCGCCGCGCAAAGCATTGAACGGATCTTCGATCATCTCGCGCCGGTTCGTCTTGTTCGCATGATGCAGGATAATGATCCCGGCGTCTGGGTTTATCAGGTCTCGGAACTCATCGAGAAGTCGAAGAAAGACGAACATCTCGGCGTTCGAATTTTCGTTCCCGTCGTACATGTTTTGGAGCGGGTCGAAGACCAGCACGTCGGGCGGTGCGCCCTTGTCTGGGTAGCTCGCTTGAACAAAGTTTAAGTAGTGCGGGAACGTGTCGCGATTGAACGGCGCGACGCACTTCTCGGTGTAGATAAAGTTCCGCGAAAGTCTGTCTTTTTCGGTCGGCGAGTACCCGGTTGTTTGCCTAAAATTGTGGATTCGAGAGCGCATCATATCGGCGGACATTTCGAACTGAATCAGGAACACGCGCAAAGGACGAAGTGGTGCGAATCCGAACCAGGGTTCGCCGATCGCCATTTTACAGGCCAGCTCTAAGAGCATGAGCGATTTTTGACTCTTAGGCGGACCGGCGATAACCGAGAGGGTACCTTTAGGCAGAAGGCTTTGGATTAGGTGCGGTTCGTACGGCGTTCGATCTTCCCAAGCATCGGCGAACGACATCGTTTTAATATTCGAGAAGGGCGAACCGGCGACGCCGGCGTCGTGCGAAAGGGCTCGAAGGCTCTCGGCGTTGCCGAAGTCGGGGACCCGGCCCGAGCCTTCCGCCTGTCTTTGGATCGACTGCATAATCGAAGTCACGAACCCGATCGCGTTGATAAATGGATCATTCGTCTTCGAATAGGGTTCGCTCGGGTCCAGAAATAACGGCTTATCATGCGCCCGCAAGTCGAACGCCACGATCTCGCGAGCTGTAATGCTGACGTCTTTACCAGCGGCGAGACAAGCGGCCGTCATAGCTTTTAAGGAATCGTTTCGACCTCTCGGCCCCGTAACGTCGCCGGGCGCGCTAGGCGCTCCACTGGCGCCCGTGTAAAGGTATTTGTCGGGCGACTCGCCGGCGAGAACAAGGTCGACAACCTCTTCGAACGTACTCCAATCGTATCGGATGTTTTTGTCAGACTCGACGGTTACAACGTGTCCGCCCTCGCGCTTCCAGTTTATTAAGCCAGGCAGTCGAAGCAAGCACGCAAAGTTTCGGGTTATGTTCGAATCGAGACCGAAGCCAAACGCTCGCGCCGACTTCTGAAGCATAGCCTCGAAGAGGCTCGCGTCGCGCTTGCCTTCCATCCAATCACCGGCGCCAAAGTCGCGGGGCTCGGTCGCTCGCCAGTACAAGTGGAACCCGCCGCCCGAGTGTATGATCGTCGACGGCTTGATCGGGAGTGAAGCGATCCACGCTCGCGCAGCGTCGAAGGTGGGGGCGATTGCGCCGGCTTGCTTGTGTCCGCCCGCTTCGTATACGTCGACCTCGGCCCACATTCCCGGCGAGCACGAGACGAAGGATTCGTCGCCACGATCGCCGGGCGCCGGAAGTCTTGAGACCGGCGCGACCCTCAAGTAACAGTTATCGCCGTTCGCGTTTCGGCGGATCGCTTCTTCGACCGCCATTTGATAACCCTCGGCGATCGCGTAACAGCTCGTCGAGACCCGGCCGTCGCGAATAAAGGTTAGCTGTAGATATCCACGATCGACGAATTCGAACCAATTCGTTAGGAATTCCGACGCGATTGCGCCGGCTTGGCTGCTTTCCATGTTTTCCCTATTTCTGCGAGTGACCCTCGGTTGAGGGTCGAAGCTAACGATCTAGCGGCGTTCGAGCAAGCTCTAAAATAATCGAAGAAAAACAGCTTTGACACCTTGACCCGAACTAAAAGGGCAACTATAAACGGTGGGCATTGAGAGAACTCAAACCGCATACCGAGGATCGGAACATGCCAAGATTCAACGCACATCATTTAGCACAATCGCCGGTCGACTGGCTCGATTCCGTCGAGATCAACGTCGGCGACCGAGTCGAAGCTATCGTTCGACGCAAGCGCGACGAAAGACTTCGAACCACGATCTCGACCATGCGATCGACCATGATCGTTCTCGAAGTCGGCGCCGACTTCATTATCGCGAGAGACGAAGAGTCGGTCGACGATATTTTTCGCCGGCGCATGATCGTCAAGTTCGAGCTAACGCTCGTCGACATATCAAACGAATTTACAGGCAGGGGCGCGCGAGTCGAGTTCTACGGGCTCGCCGGGCCGAAAGCCGAATACTGGGCCGCCGACCGTATCGTCGGGCTCGTGCGTCGCACTGAGCGACCCGAAACCACAACCGCTAACCAAGAGGCTGGGCAATGAAAACCGAACTCGAACTCGCGCTTAAAGAATATTGCGTCGCGAAAGAAAACGAAGACTACGCAAAAGAACGGCGTTACGCCGCCGAGGCGAAGATCTTAAACCTTGTCGACAAGAGATCAGAAGGCCAGGTCTCGGAACTTTGCGGACCTTATAAGGTTGTTACGAAGTACAAGATCAACCGAACGATCGACGCGAAGAAATGGGAACAGATCAAGGGCAACCTCCATCCGGACATTGCGAACCATATCGTCGACTATAAGCCGGCCTTGGTCCTGAAAGGATACCGCTGGATCGAAGAGAACGATCCGCAGTCTTTCGCCGAACTTCAAAAGGCGATAACCTCGTCGGCCGCAAAGCCGTCGATCAGTGTGGAGATCGTCTAATGGCCTTCAACCTTCAACCCGTTAGCGAGCTGGCGCGCGCCCGTGGAATCAAGATCCTAATTCACGGCCCGCCCGGCGTAGGTAAAACCGTTCTGTGTTCGACCTCGGGCGTACAGGAGCAAACCGCCATGATCTCGGCCGAGGGCGGACTGCTCTCGATCGTTGGAACCGGTCTGGTCGGCGCCGAGATCCGAACCTTTAAGGAATTCGAAGAGTCTTACCGGTTCTTCGCATACGACGCCGGCGCTCTCGGTTGGTTCCATACCGTTTGCCTTGATTCAATTTCCGAGATCGCCGAGATCTGCTTACAGCACGAACTCGCATCGGCGAAAGACCCTCGGCAGGCTTACGGCGAACTCGCCGTTAAGATGAAAACAATGATCCGAGCGTTTAAGGATCTGCCTTACAATATTGTTTTCACGGCGATGCAAGAGAAGGAACAGACCGACGAAGGAACGAAGTTTTTTCCCGCCCTTCCCGGTCAACAGCTCTCGGGCAAGGTGAACTGGATCTCACACCAGTTCGACGAAGTATTCGCGTACCGAATGGTAAACGACGAAACGGGTAAACCTCGGCGATTGCTTCAAACGCAACCCGATGTAATGTATGACGCGAAAGATCGTTCGGGGCTTCTCTCGTTTTGGGAAGAACCGAACTTAGGAAATATTTTCACAAAGATTCTGGCCGGATAATTCGGCAGATAACCGCCCGATGTAGGGTCACAACGGAGAGACAGAAAATGGCAAATTTACCAGGCAGTGGATTCAATCCCGGCGAAAACTTCGACGATGCGCTTCTCGCAACCGGCACGAGTCATGTGTTCGAGATCGTCGATTCGTCTTATGAGCAATCGAAGCACAAGGCCGGATCGGCTTACATCAAGATCACTTTCGACGGCGTTAAAGGAATGTCGAGCGAGGGTCATCGAGTATGGCAAAACTTC